TGGAGGACAATTAATGGGAGCAAAGAATAAGGATGAGATTTTGCTTGGAGCGGGCGAAGTCTATATGTATGAGTTTGAGGGAACGGAACTGCCACAAGATTCAACGATTGAGATCGCGGATCACAACGTAGGGCATTGCAGCGGCGGGTTTTCCATAAACTACAAGCCTACCAAGTATGACGTTTTAAACCAGTATGAGAAGATCGTGAAATCATTCATCACGAAGGAAGAGATTACGGCTAAGACGGGTGTGCTTACCTGGAACATGGAGAATATTTCGATGCTTTCCACGGGCGAGTATACAGAGGACAAGGAAAAGAAGGTAAGAACCATCGTGTTTACCGGAAAGGGAAAGTCGCTTAAGACGGTGCTTCTGAGATTCGTTCATGAGAAGGAGAACGGGAAGAAGATTCGATTCACGATGATCGGACAGGGCGGCTCTGGATTCGCGCTTGAATTCACGGGCAAGGAACTGACGATTGATGCTGAAATATCGGCTATCAACAAGATTGATGGATTCCTGGCGAAGTTTGAGGAAGAACTTACAGAGGAAGAGGTTGCCGCTATCGTAGCAGCATAGGAGAGCGCGATAATGCGCCCTCCTTATTTTTTGATTGAAAGGGGATAAAAGATGCTGGACTTAGACAAGTATTTGGACAATAGCGTGGAAATGAGGATAGGTGGAGAAGTCATACATGTAATGCAGCCTACCCTAAGAATGATAGACAAAGTAGATATGATCGAGAAGGATTTAACGGAAGATAATATCAACGATAAGCGAATGGATGTTGCAATCCTATTTTTGAACCATAATAAGGAAGGACGGAAGTTCGAAAAACAGGACTTATATGACTGGACAACGGATGCAATTACTAATGTTATAAATACAATGTCAGTATTGCGATACGAAGCGGAATCAGACCCAAACTAATGATCCCCATTCCTCCTGGAGAAATTGGAAAGGCAATATGTGAAAAATATTTCCCGGAAGAGGAATGGGAAAAAGAGTATCGTTTAAAAACTGGAATTATTAGAAGGATAAGCGAGTATACGGGATTCAATTTTAACGAAGTTCTGGAACTGCCTTATCCTTATTTTTTGCTTCTGAACAGGGAGAGTTGGATCGCAAGTTATACAAAATCTAAGGAAGGCATGGAGACACTTGAGAACTTGTGGCGATTACAACAGACCAAGGCTGATGAAAAGTCAGTGAGAAGGCATAGCGGAGGAGGATATAATGGCGTCAGGAATTGAGTTAGCACCACTGTTAACCAAACTCAAGGTAGATACGGAACAATTCAAGAGAGACATGAAGAATGCCGCAAAACTGGGAAAGAGCGAGGCTGACAGGGTTGAGAAGAGCCTGTCTGGCCTGACAAGGACTGGACAGACGCTTGGAAAAGTAGGATCAGTGCTGACGAAGTCCGTAACCCTCCCAATTGTTGGCGTAGGCGTTGCAACAACCAAGATGGCGGTTGACTTTGAAAGCAGTTTTGCGAAAGTAAGTACGCTTCTTGATGATGGCGTCGTGGATTTTGCAGAATATAAAGACAGACTGATAAGTGGCTCAAATGAAACCAAGGTTGCGGTTGATGAGTATTCAGAATCCGTGTATCAGGCCATATCCGCAGGCGTAGATCAGACCAAGGCTGTCGAGTTTACGACTGAGGCCATGAAATTAGCAAAAGGCGGATTCACATCCGGCGCAAGTGCTGTAGATATCCTTACAACTGCGATCAATGGATATAACCTGAGCGCGGAAGATGCTACAAAAATTTCTGATATGCTGATTACAACGCAGAATCTCGGCAAGACCACCGTAAATGAATTGAGCAGCAGCATGGGCAAGGTAATCCCTATTGCCAGTTCTGTCAATTTTGGGATGAATGAACTATCTGCATCATACGCGCAGTTGACTAAGAACGGTATTGCTACAGCGGAGGCCGGAACATACCTAAAGCAGATGCTTTCCGAGTTAGGGAAAACAGGAAGTACGTCTGACAAGGCCCTCCAGGAACTGACTGGGAAAGGATTTGCGGAACTCAAGAAGGAAGGCGTTGCAACGTCAGACATTCTGAACATGATGAGCCAGTACGCAGAGAAGAACGGAATAACTCTGAAAGACATGTTCGGCTCAGTGGAGGCTGGATCAGCGGCATTGGTTCTCGCGAAAGGAAATGGTCAGGAGTACAATGGAATGCTGGACGCCATGAACAAGAGCGCGGGTGCTACGCAATCGGCTTTTGATAAAATGGATGCGACCCCAGCAGAGCAATTAAAAGGAGCCTTGAACAAATTAAGGAATGAAGGAATAAAGTTCGGAGCGTCATTTATTCCAGTTATCACAAAAGTATCTGAGGTATTAAGCAAGGCAGGAGACGCATTTGCGGGATTGTCAGAGCAGGAGCAGCAGAATGTTATAAA